TTTACCGTCATGGATTGTTGAATCGAAAATATTGTTTGGAAACTCATGCCCGACCCCTATTTACCGCCAATGTTTTATTAGCGTACTGATTTGCCGCCCAAATTGCGTTAGAAGAACCGTAGAGGCGTTCTTCAAAGGATTTGGTATCAATGGCATTGATGTAGTTGTTTGTGACGTTTGTAGTGCCGCCCATACCGCCTAGCGCATGATTGGGAACTACCGTACCCGATGACCTTGGTACAAACAGTTCCGGCCCACGTTCGCCCACAACATAAGCGGTATTCGCAGAAGCCGAACCGCCATCAGCTAAAAAGCCGCCTAAATCCTGATTGCCGAAAGCGTTGCCAGTACCAAAGCCGCCGCCGGAGTACATACCAAACAACGATTTAAAAATGCTTGTAGATGAAGCCTTTAATTGCATTGCAATCAAATCTTGAATAATGCTACGCGCCAAACTCTTAAACGATAGCTTGCCGGTACGAACAAAGTTATCTAACGCGCTTTCCATGTTGCCCATTACAGAACCAAAAGCCTTTGCACCATTTTCTAATTCAGTTGGCATATCTCGGAAAAAGCGCGCACCTTCTTTCATAAAGCCTTCGCCAAATGCGCCTTCGCGTTGCGCTTTAACCGCTTGGTTCTGTGAACGCAAATAGCGTTCTGACGCATCGGCTAATGCGTTTTCTTGTGCAACCAAATATTCTTTTGCTGTGATTGACAAATTGTTGTTGCGTTCAATTTCCCTAATATTTTCTAATCGTTTTTGTTCTGATAGATACAAATCTTTTGTTAGCTGTATATCTTCAGCACGCAAATTTTTAGTTACAGCATCAATTTGTGCAAGGCCATTTTTAATTTTTAACGCTTGTTCTTCATTTTCAATACGCTTTAGTGAATCTGTAAACGCGCTATTTTCTTTGCCCGCAACATCTAATAAGATTTTGTCAAGGCGTTGCAGTTCATCAAAATACTTTTCTAGCGCCCGCAATCTTTCGCGTTCTGCTTTGTCTGCTATTCGCCGTGCTTCTTTGGCGGCGGCATCGGCTTTTCTTTGTCTTTCTTTTTCTCCGGCATCGGTTACTTGTCTGCCGACATTGCCGGTAGTTGTCTCAGGTTTTTTTGTTAAGAGTGCGTCAATAGAATTACCGTATTGACTTTCTCCCATGATTAGCCCGTAAACGGCATCTCTTTTTTGCCTTGCAATAATATCGTCTAATTCTTTTTTACTATTTGCATTTTCAAATGCAGAATCAGGAATAGATGGAATAAAACTTTGAAAAATTAACGCCGTAAATTCTAGTTGTTTATTAAGCCTACCTAGCACATAAGATACATCAACAATAGCTATTGCAATTGTCTGAAAAACTGTTTTAAACAGCGGGCCTAATATTGATGTTTCACCCCCCATTTCTTTCATGTAATCAATGGTTGCTTTTAATACAGGGCCAAGTTCTGTAGCCAACGTAAGCATTACATTGCGCGATGTTTGCGCTAACAAGTCGTAAGTATCCGCGGCGGCTTTAATTGCTTTTTCTTGTTCTGCAATAAGCGGGTTTGCTTGCGCCATTTTGTCGGCAAAGCCAACCATGTCAACGCCTTTAGCGGCTTTGGAGAAAATCTCCATTGCTTTAGCATTGCGCGTTATTGGGTCTTCAACTAAGGCTAAGTTTGCAACCAACTTGTTAAGCAATTCTTCTTGTGAAAGTTTGCCTAAGTCCTGTAAAGTTACGCCTAAATTTTTAGCAGTCTTCTGCGCTTGTTCTGAGCCGCCCGCGGCTTCGTCAATAAACTTAGCAAAGGCCGACAACATCTTGCCCGCGTTATCCGCTTTGCCGCCTGAGTTAGCAAGGGCATCAGATAGCTGTAGAACCTTGCCTATCGCTACTTCGTTGGCATCTGCTACATCGGCAAGTTCATCGGCAAATTTAAGTGCGGCGGCAGAAGCGGCAACCAATGCGACCGCACCAATCTTCCCGTACTTTTCCGCGGCTTGGCTAAATTGTTCAAGTTTCTTTCCGGCCTGTTCAATACCTTTATTGAACTCCGCTGAATCAAGCCCTAGAACAACGCCCAAGCGGGCAATATTATTAGCCATTTACTGCCCCAAATAGTTTTGCATCAAAGCCTTGCGCCTGAGTCATAAAAGCTAAAAGGCTATTGTTTGCACTAGCTTTTTTGTCTTCATCTGACAGTGGCGGGTAAATGTAATCATAAGCAGAACCCAAAATGTTGACTAGCTTATAAGGCGCAGAATTAGCTGTTCTTATGTAATTAAAAACTCCGTTGGTCAGGGTTGCCAATTGCGTCAGAACGCCGTAGTTACCGACCATGCCATCGGCATACATTGTTTGTATATTTGCCATCGTTACATCGTCCAATTCTGATATTGTTTCTAGGGTATGCCCGTTAAAAATCATTGCCGCAAAGCATTGAGTTTTTAACGAGCCTATTAGTTTCCCCGCGCTTCCCTATAGGTCGGGCTAATGACTTCACCAATCTTTTCAACAATCATCATTTGTACCGACCGCGGGAATTCATCTTCGATGTCTTGATAGGTCAAATCTTCTAGGCTTGCACCCTCTAGTTCAGGCACTAGCAGTTTAAAAAACTCGGTAATGCGGGTTTCAGAAATAGCTTTGTTTTTAGCGGCCTCGCGCATTGAGCGACCTTCAACCAAAATGTCGTTATCAACAAACTTAAATTCTTCGGTTTGGTTGTCTTTAAATTGGCGTAACGGCGCAGTTATTTCGATATATGTTTTCTCTACCGTTTCTTCATTTGGTTCAGATACCTTTTTGTATATCGCCTCTGATTCGGCGACCAAAGGAATTCGTACTTTGAACGTATGCCCGCCCAATTCAAAGGAACGTGTTAAAAGGTTTTGTTTGTTGGCTTGATATTTGTCGCCAAATGCTGAACTAAATTTTGTCATTTTGTATTCGTGTAGTTTGTTAATCTTCGGCGCAATATTGCCGCCAAAGTGTTTACTGTTGATGTTTGTTGTGCCTCAATAGCAGAGCGCAAAAATGGCTTCGCCCCGTTATGTGCCGTACCAAACTCTTGTGCTATTGCGCGGGCATCGCTTTTAACGCCCGCAAACTTGTTAGAAAGATACGCACCGTAATGTGCATCTTGTGTCATTGCGCCTAATCTTTTTTTACTTTGTTTAAGTCCTGCCCCCTCTGACATTCGAGCCAATTTCCTACCCGATGCGGTCGTTACTATTGCAATGACAGAATCGTAGGGTGATACATATTTAGAACGCCTATCGGCCCTTGTTGGCCTTCTAGCTTCAACTTGCAATGACAAGCGCAAACCGCCTGTATCAACCGGCGCGTTAGCTTGTGCCATTTGCAAAACGGGTTGCATCGCCTCGCGCATAGCCGGAATAACTATCTTGCTGTTTGTTTTTTTATCGCCAATTTCATCGTCAATTGCTTTTAACTTGGCGTTTAGTTCTTTGAGGCCACTAACCCTAAAAGACATTTGCATAGCATTACCCCAAAGGCTTAATGATCTTTTGGTACAGCGCGTTGTTTAGCGAATAAACGTAATCAACAATTTGGTCAGGCGTAAATTTATCTGCGTGCCTTGCCGCAATTTCATGCGCTAACGTGATAGCTGTTATGCGTTGTTGAGTAAACCCAAACCAATCCTTGCGAGAATCGGATTGGGCTACCAAAAAGTTCAGCATATCGTTTGTGTCTTTTATTGTGACTGTCATATTTAATCTTCTGTTGTGTTTGATGTACTGTTTGTTTGAGTCGGGTTGTACTTTGCTAAATAAGTCAAAGCTACAAACTCGGCTGTATCGGGGTCGCAATCTGCTAATTCTTGTGCGACCTCATGCGCGTCAACGGGTAAACGCTGTGCGGCGGCATCTAATGAACCGTAGTTGTTCACTAGGAATTCAACGGCATTATTGAGCGTTGACATGATTAGGTGCTTGCAGTCCAACCGTACTGATTGCCACGGGGGTGAATTGTGAAAGTCACCTTGGCTTCAGCACTTGGCGATGGGTCAATCGTCCATTGGCTAACGCGACCGTTAAAGGCGTAGTTAACAATGCCTACGCCATCTGTTGCGCTAATCACAAAGGTACGGTCAATTAAACCGCTGTAGGCATCCCCGCGCAACAACAGCAATACGGTATCCGATGGATTCCATGCCGATGTAATTGAAAGGGATGTAGGCGCGGATTGAACCGGTATCTTGTCAGATTGACGCGAACCGGCTACGCCAAAAGATGCAACAGCATCATCTTGACCAAAGGCGGGGATTGCTTCAACGGGTACTGCATTACCGATAACCGCAAGTGGTGATACAGATGCGTAAACCGACAAATTAGCCGTTGTCAAAGGCGTTGGGGTTGACGTAGGTTGTGCGTAAAGCGTTGCGGTATAACCGGCTAAAACTTTGCTTGGGAGTGCCATTTCAATTTCCTTTCAAGTTTAAAAATTGTCTAATCTCAATTGTTAGTATTGGGATTTGTACAAGGGTCTTATGATGGAATATCTATAGTGCAATC